TGCATTATCTCTAAGTGCGTTTTACTTGAAGAGATTGGCTTGCTAGAAGAACGCTGTTGCTTAGACACCGAAACAACACCGGCACCGACGACAATCAACCTAACAACACTGGATCCGGGAAGCACCGTCTACGTTACGCTGAATTGCACATGATTGAACAAGCCTGCCCACAATGCGGAATGATTCACAAGGCCAGCAAGCCAATCACAATCTTTGGCTGTTGTCACGTTCCGGCTACCAAAAAGCTTGGAGCGGAGAACGTCTACGTTAGGACAGCGAAGCCATACCAGCCACCACAACCCAAGCCCGACACAACCAACCAACCGGGAAGCGTACTGTATCGAATCATCCGCGATACGTTCAGCGTCAAGCCCAAGCAGGGTTGCGGATGCTACAAGTTACGCGACGAGATGGACGCACTTGGCGTCGAAGGTTGCCAAGCCGAATTCGGGCGGTTAGTTGACAGGCTGAAAGAGAATGCCAAAGCTTATCGGTGGTTGGAATCATTTGGAGCGGCACTTAATGCCGTTCGCAATGGTGCCTTGGGTTGGCTGGATCCATTCCGACCGTGGGAATCGATCCTTAAACATGCAATCGAAACATCCATAGAACTAAAGGCGGTGACGGATGCAGACTTGGACGCTAAAAAAGCTGAGCCGAAACGTCAATGAAATCACATTTTGGGATGTGCCAGCGGGCGAGTCGGTTTGGATGTTGCTGAGAACTGACGTCCACCACGACAACCCGCATTGCCTCCAGGACGTTGAGCGGAAGCACCTGAAAGAGGCGATGGAGTACAACGCGCCAGTGATCGACAACGGCGACCTGTTTTGTGCGATGCAAGGGAAGTACGATAAACGCAGCAACAAGACAGCCATCAGGCCAGAGCATCAGACAGCTAGGTACCTCGATTCTTTGGTCGATACTGCCGTCGAATTCTACTCGCCTTTCGCGTCAATCTTTGCGATCCTCGGACGCGGTAACCACGAAACGAAAATTCAGGACGTCCACGAAACCGACCTAACCGACCGGCTATCTGTCGGACTCCGCAACGCAGGGTCTCCAGTGCAAACATCGGGCTATGGTGGCTGGGTGCGAATCACGTTCAAGAAGTCAAAAGGCAACCAGGCGAACAGAGGGTCCTTTTGGCTACATCACTACCACGGCACCGGCGGAGGTGGTCCAGTGACCAAGGGCACGATTCAGACGAACCGAATCGCCTGCGATACGCCGGATGCCAGGGTTGTTTTCACGGGGCACACTCACGACTCCTGGATCTTTCCGATTCGCAGGCAACGCATCAGCGAACGAGGGATCATCTACCATGACGACCAGCTGCACCTGCGAGCACCAGGATACAAGGATGCCTGGGCTGATGGAGATCATGGCTTTGAGGTTGAAAAGAGGCACGGCCCCAAGGGAATCGGCTCGCTGTGGTTGCAGATGACGCCAGACGTGCACGGCACACCAGGAAATCTACTGCTCGACGCGCAGAGGGCGCAGTAATGTTCCCAGTCCGTCGCATCACGATCAAGGGCAGGCGTTACACGCTACGCCAGGCCGCCATGAAGGATTCATGCGGCCAGTGCGATCATCCTTCGGCACCGGGGCCAGAGATCCGAATTAACAAGCGAATCAAGCGGGGCGAGCTGCTTTTGGATACGCTGATCCACGAAGTCCTGCATGCGTCGAATTGGGATCTTTCCGAAGAATTCGTGGACCAGTTTGGCAGCGACATGGCCCGCATCCTCTGGCGGCTAGGCTACCGGGCACCGTGGGACACTTGAAAAAAATTCTAAGATTCCCTCTTGCAACGGTTCGGCAAGATCGATAAAGATGGAAAGGGTTTCGGTGGTTGGGTTCCGCCGATTGGGTTGGGGTTCATCTGAAAGGGTTGAATTGTGGTTGCATTTCCAGAGGAAGAAGCAAAGCGTAGAAAGCACGTTGGCTTGGCGTTTGAACAGGGCAAAGCATTCGGCGAAGAGATGGGGCGATTGGCATCGGAAGCCGAATTGCTAAAAGTCTGGATCAAGATCATGGGTGACATGAACACCCAGATCCGAGAGCTGATCGAGCAGGGCCAGGACGACGCGCAGGCTGGCTATTACATCGCCGTGTGCGGCATTCAGCGTGAAGCGATGGAACTATTTACTGCCATCCTAACCGATGAGGAGACAGCCGATTGATTGCGATGTTGCCGGGAATTGATTGGCCGGACTGCGAAGTTAAGCACAAGCGCAAGGAACTGCGGCCACCAAAGGCAGGCAAGACCGAGCCAACCAAGTCGCCCGCTGGATCACTCGCAAGAATTGAAGAGTACGCCAGGAGGGCAAGCCAGGGACTTAGGATATTCAACCGCCGCGACAGCCGAAGGATGGCGAGCAAGCGACAGGAACGCGAAGCAACCGAACATTGCAACGCATCAGAAAAGCAAAGAGTCATCGAAGCAAGAGCCGAAAGAGCGGCAAAGAAAGCCGCAAAGGAGAAATCAAAAAGTGAGCATCAATTGTTTAATACTGGGAGAAAGCGGGGCGGGCAAATCGTCAAGCCTTCGCAACCTCGATCCGGGAAAGACGGCCATCATCCAGACGATACCAAAGCCGCTACCGTTTCGGAATCCGGAACTGAAAGCAAAGACGCGGCTATCGGATCGGGTCGATGAAATCGTTACGCTGATGGGGCGAGCGGTGAACGGTGGCAACGATGTTATTGTGGTGGACGACGCCCAATACATGATGGCTAATGAATTTTTCCGGCGAGCCAAGGAAAGGGGGTATGACAAGTTTTCCGAGATGGGAGCGGATGCGGTGAAGCTTCTTCAAGCTTCGATGGCATTGCCGGAGTATGTCCGCGTTTATTTGTTGTGGCATGTTGAGACGCAAGACGGACGGGTCAAGGCCAAGACGATTGGAAAGCTTCTTGACGAAAAGTACACGGTGGAAGGAGTCTTTTCGATCGTGCTCCGTGCGATGGCGATCGATGGGCGATACCTATTCGCGACGAAGACCAACGGAGCGGACACGACGAAAAGCCCCTACGGGATGTTCGATTCCGATTTTATCGGCAACGATTTGGAGGAAGTAGACAAGGCGATCTGCAGTTATTACGACATTGGCAAGGTGCCAAGCGTTGAAAGTGTTGACTGACTTTTTGAAAGGGTTATGGCATGGCCGATTTGGGAATTGGGTTCGATCCGAACAGCGACGACATGAAAAGCGGTGGCGTGTTGCCGAAGGGCGATTACCGTTTGGTTTGCGTTGAATCGAAGGTTGACCAGACGAAGGGCGGCAGGAAGTATATGCAGTTCGTTTGGCAAGTTTTTGAGGGCGCCGGACACAATCGCAAGGTGTTCGATGACCATTACGTCTTCGATGGCGATCCGGAAAAGCTTCGATCGGCCAAGGGTCGATTGGGCAATTTGCTGGCAGCGGCTGGGATCAAGGAAGTATTCCGCGATTCGGCACAGATGCACGCAAAAAAGATCCTTGCAAAGATCGACGTCAGCGAGAGCGAAGGGTACGCACCGAAGAATCGGATTTCGAGCTACAAGCCACTGGTGACGAGCAGTTCGCAGTCGTTCAGCGGCGAAGCGATCACAACGCCAGCCGGACAGGTTCCGCCTTGGTGATGGTGTCTTGGGTTTATGGGTTCATGGGGCGGCGGGTTGCCGTCGCCCCTTTCTTGGCGTGGGAGGGTTCATCTTGTCTATCGACATCAAGGCTATTGAGGAAGCCCGCAATACATACGGTCCGTCGAATTGCTGGACGGGGACCACAGGCAAGCTTGCAACTTACATCGACCAGTTGATTAAAGAGCGGGCATTGTATGTTGGTCCAAAGTGCGTTGCGATCTACAGCGAGGCGGAAATCTACGTTCATGGCGAGAAGCGGCCATGCGTTCCAGAGATGGAAAGCGTTCTTGGCGTCGCTTGGCATGCCGACAGAAAGGTTGCTGGCGATGCATTGCGATGGCGGCTGGACCATCAAGGCTGGTCTATCGGATTGGTTAGGGCAGAGTGGCATCGGGATCGGTTTTGGAAACTGTTTCAATTCGTCCACCACACCTTTCCGCGATTGCAATTCGTCTGGCCGGATGCGGTCATTGAATTCTATGGGCGGTTCCGTTGTGGTCAATGTGGACGCGATCTTGGGCTAAGGCATTCGGCGCCGGATGAATGCCCAAGATGCGGACGGTTTAACGGCATGTCGGACGGCATCCAGCCGAGCGATACCAATTTTTTGCAGCATTTACTTTTCATGCACAAAGCATACGGGGGCAAGTCATGAGTATTGAAGAACGATTGGCAAGAGTTGAAAAGATCCTCGACGCAAGAGGGCTGGATTGGGATCATCCGAGGGTTGAGGGCGAGCCAGCGAATGAGGCATGGCCGCTTCCTCTGGCAGGACCGAAGCCCGATCCGGGCGAAGGGTATGGGATCCTGAAAAAGAATCCGCCGGAGGATTTGCAGCCAGGGGATGAGTATGAGTTAGAGGCAGGTCAGTGGGTTGAATCATCGAACGCACGCACACACAGAAAGCAGGGGCGATGCGTCTGGTATCGCCGCAAGATCGAGGTGGCCGCCGACCACCCACCACCAGCGAAGCCGAAGCGATGGCGGATTCTGGACGACAAGGAAATCATTCAGGCTGGCGAATGGTATAACGCGAAAGTCAATAAGCCAGGAAAGTGGCCTCCACATGGAGGTTGGTATCAAATAGAAGAAAACGACATTTGCATCGGTTCGCCCGCTGGAAATTTCCCGCGCCTGCTTTGGTGTCGCGAAGTCACGGACGACATCGAGACACCCAAGCCGGCATGGGAGCCGAAGGTTGGAGACTGGGTGAAGTTGACTAGGCCGGAGGATTGGAAGGCTTGCAAAAATCCAGAATGGGTTCCCGCGATGCACCAGTATCATGGTCAGGTGATGAAGGTTTCTCAGTTTGAGCAAAGATACGGAGCATGGGTTGCAACCTTTGAAGGGACCGATTGGTTTTTTAATCGCGATTGGATTTCCCCTGCCGAGCCACCCGAGCCGGAATACCGGAAGCCGGTGCTGCCTGCCGATGCTTGGAAGGAGTGCGAGTTCAGCATCGATGGGAATGAGTGGACGGAAGGCAAACTTCGCGGGTATGCAGGTTGTTTTTGGCAAAGCGCTTTCGGCGAATTAGTAGGCGTGAAGTGGTGGAATCACTGCCGCATCAAGAAGGACGCCTGACCATGCAGCTACGCGACTACCAGCAGCGAGCGGTAGAACGATGTTGGGAACATCTTTGCAATCGGCAAGGCAATCCCATTATCGTCATTCCAACCGGAGGCGGAAAAACGCCAATCGAATGCACTATTGCAAAACGGGCAATCGATAGCGGAGCCGATGGCGTGATGCTTGTCTCTCACGTCTCTGAACTGGTGGCACAGGTGGCCGGATGTTTAAGCCGCATGGGCGTGGACCATGGCGTTTATGCGGCTGGACTCAGAAGGCGAGAAACCGACAAGCGGATCACGTCCGCCATGATTAACAGCGTTTACAATCGAGGCCACGAATTTGGCAAGATCAACTTGCTGCTAATCGATGAGTGCCATCGTGTCAGCGGGTCGGATGATTCGATGTACGGGCAACTGATCAACGGGTTGAGGCAGGCCAATCCACGAATGAAAGTTGTGGGATTGTCCGCAACGCCATTCCGGCTAGACAGTGGGCCATTGGTCCAGAAAGGTTCAATGTGGTCGAGGATTTGTCACGAAAGCAAAGTCAAAGAATTGGTAGACGCTGGCTGGCTTTCTCCCATGACAAACGTGCCGATCAAAACGCAATTTGATTTGGCACGGCTGGAGGTGGTCGGCAAGGATTATAGCGAGCAATCACAACAGGCCATCTACCATGGCAGCGACTTAGAGCGAGCGGTTATTGAGATGGTAGACCTATGCAACGTAACGGGGCGGCGATCGGTGATTGTGTTTTGCCCGTCGGTGCAAGTGGTCGAAGAAGTAACGAAGCTGATCGGTATCGATGCGGCCATGGTCCATGGCGGTATCAGCGACCTAGAAAGGGCAGCGGCCATCGATGGCCACAAGTCCGGGTCGGTCCGATTCTTGGTCAATTGCGAGGTGCTAACGACCGGATATGATGCCCCTCGAATCGATGCGGTGGTATTGTTCAGGGCAACACAATCGGCTGGGCTGTTTGCTCAGATGCCGGGGCGTGGGTTCAGGCTGGCAGAAGGGAAGCGGGATTGCCTGTTGCTTGACTACGGCGGTAACCTGATGCGGCATGGGCCACTGGATGCATTGGACTATGGATATCCAAGGAAGCCGGGAGAGGGCAAGCCGCCGTTAAAGACATGCCCATCGTGCGAAGAACAGGTGCCTATTGCGTGGGAGATTTGCCAGCACTGCGGATTTGAATTCCCGGTTGAACCAAAGGAGATCGACCTACAGCGGGATGAAAAAAGCAATGTCTATGCGGAGACAGAGGAATTCGAGGTTGAGAGCTGGAGTTGCCAGCGATGGGAGAATCGAACGAATCCAGAAAAGCCAAACACACTTCGCGTCGATTATCAGATCGCGGCAAACTATGGTCCGATGTTGTCCGAATGGGTTTGCTTGAACCATGATGGATGGGCTGGCGAAAAAGCCATGGCGTGGTGGATGGACCACCGGGGACCAGAGATCGAAGGCGATGAATTGAATGATCGGATCGACGTTGCCATCGATTGGTTTGACGAACTAAGAATGCCGTCGAAGATATGGGCGATCCAGGATGGTCGATTTTGGAAGATCGTAAAGCGGGAATTTCCCGCAGTTGATAGTTTTAGTGATTTGGAAGAAGTTCCATTTTAGGAAAGGGTTGATGCGATGGAGCCTGGTTTTGATTTGCTTGCCGTTGTTGTTGATAAGGGAACTGTCCCCGCTGGAATTGACGTTGTAATAGCTTGGGATGTTGAAGGAGTCGGATCCAATAGCATTAGTGGCACCGTAATTAAAAAAATTCGGCAGCATTATCCGTATGACGTTTATGTTGCATGCAACCCTAATCCAGATTTAGGCTTGCCGAAACTGAAGCCCGACTGGACCACGCCAAAACTCAAGAAAGGCTGGATGACTTGGGACGACAATGGAGGCTGGTGGTGGTGGCCGAGCGAGCCATGGTACAGCGAGGAGTATGGCTGGGTTGATGCCAAGACTGGGTGCGGTGGCGACGGCGAGCAGATTGGCGAAGTGATGACAGAATTTCTTGGGTGCCCTGATTGCACTGGGTTTGACGAGCGGGAGTGTATCTGGGAGGTGGGGGAGTAGTGGGTGGTTTGGGTCAATTTGGGTCAACAATTGAAAGGGGTTTGGGTTATGAAGTATGGGGAGTTCGTCAAAGGCAAGAGTCAGTGGAGGCATGAGGCGGGATTTGTTCCTGGTTCTCCTCCTGATTTCTTGTTTGATTTTCAGGCGTATCTTTTTGATTATGCATGCCGAAAAGGGCGGTCGGCAGTCTTTGCAGATTGCGGAATGGGAAAGACAGCTGTCGAGCTGGCTTTCGGTGATCAGGTAGTTCAGAAAGAAAACAAGCCAGTATTGTTGCTGACTCCTTTGGCAGTTGGGCAGCAAGTATTGCAGGAGGCCGAAAAGTTTGGGATTGATGCGAAGCGGTCTAGGGCCGGTGAGTTTGATGGGTCGAAGTGCATTTGGATTACCAACTACGAGCAACTTTCGAAGTTTGATCCGATGGACTTTGCCGGTGTGATTTGCGACGAATCAAGCCGCATCAAGGACGCAAAGAGTGCTACCAAGCACGACGTGACCGAGTTCCTTCGACGGATCAAGTATCGATTGCTTTGCACGGCGACAGCCGCCCCCAATGACTATCACGAACTTGGTACGTCAAGCGAGGCCCTTGGCCTGCTTGGCTTCCGTGACATGATTACGACGTTTTTTAAGCAGGAAGCAAGCAAGCATGGACGCGGTTGGGGACGAACTAAGTATCGCTTTCGAGGGCATGCCATGGAGCCTTTTTGGGCGTGGGTTTGTTCGTGGGCCAGATCGTGCCGGATGCCATCAGATCTAGGATTCAGCGATGATCGGTTTGTTCTTCCGAAGCTAGTGGAGGCGGAATACGTAGTTGAGACTGCAAAAGTAAGGCCGGGAATGCTTTTTGCGTTGCCGGGAGCCAATCTCCAAGAAGAGCGGCAAGAGCGTCGTAATTCGATTGAAGAGCGATGCAAGAAGGCGGCGGAAATTGTTGCCGGCTGTTCAGGTCCGTCCGTTTGTTGGTGTGAACTGAATGACGAAGCGGACATCCTTGAGAAGATGATTCCTGGTGCGGTCCAGATCGATGGATCGATGAACGACGAGCAAAAGGAAGAGTGCTTATCCGGCTTTAGCTCAGGCCAGATACGGGTATTGGTGACGAAGCCAAAGATCGGAGCGTGGGGGCTGAACTGGCAGCACTGCAGCAATTCGGTTCACTTCCCAAGCCACAGTTACGAGCAGTATTACCAAGCCGTCCGAAGGTTTTATCGCTTCGGGCAAAAGAATTCGGTTAACGTGTCGCTTATTGTTAATGAGGGCGAAAGAGGGATTTTAGAAAGCCTGAAGAGAAAAACAGAACAGACTAATACGATGTTTGCGTCCATCGTAAAGCACATGAAAGACGCAATGCACCTTTCTACGTCGGATTATTTTCCGGAACAGGAGAACGTTCCATCATGGCTTGCCTAGATCAAAAAATGTCAGATCGATATGCAATTTACAACGGAGATAGTGCGGAGGTTCTGGCGAGTCTTCCGTCTGGAAGCATCCACCATTGCATATACTCTCCGCCGTTCGCTACCGAAGGTGGTGGATGCCTTTACAACTACTCTTCGTCGGTTCGTGACTTATCAAACGCCAGAACCTACGAGGAGTTTTTCGAGCACTACGGATACATCGTCGAGCAGATATCGAGGCTGTTGCTTCCCGGCAGAATTACAGCCGTGCATTGCATGGATGTTCCGCGCCAGGGTGCGAACATCTGCGGCTACACGGACTTTCCGGGCGATATCATTCGGTTGCATGAAAAGATGGGTTTTGAAATGCTACCTCGGATATGCATCTGGAAGGAGCCGCTATCTGTTAGGCTTCGCACCATGAGCAAGGCCCTAGCACATCGTACAATCGTCGAGGATGCTTGCGAATGCAATGTCGCCTCTGCGGACTATTTAATTCCATTTCGCAAAAAGGGAAGAAATCCTGTACCGGTGACAAACGAGACCGGGCTGTCTGAGTACTTTGGCGAAAGGGAGATTCCGGCAGAGCTTTTGCAGTATCGAAACTGGAAAGGAAAGCAAACTGAGAACCGCTACAGCCATTGGATTTGGAGGCACTATGCATCAGCGTTTTGGGATGATATTCGCTTGGGTAATGTTCTTCCGTACGAGGAGTCCAAAGACGATCAGGACGAGCGGCACCAGCATCCCCTGCAGTTGGACGTTATACAGCGAAGCGTACAGCTTTGGTCCAATCCCGGCGAGGTTGTACTAACGCCATTCATGGGCGTAGGTTCGGAAGTCTTCGGGGCCGTGCGGCTGGGTCGTCGCGGCGTTGGTATCGAGCTGAAGCCAAGCTACTTCCGGCAGGCTGTCAAGAATCTGGCAACTCTGGAAGTGGCAGCAAAAGAAGAATCGCAAGCCGTCTTCCAATTTGGGGAGTAGTACGCCATGGCATGGGAACTGATACCGCAGGAACTAAAAGACCTGCGGCAATGGGTCGAATGGGGATTGAATGACGGCAAGAAAGTTTTTTGGGATCGTTCTAACGATCCATCAACCTGGAAATCGTTTGCTGAGGTTGAGCACTGCGAGCGAATCGCATTCGTCATTTCGCCCAATGATCCATACGTTGGGGTTGATTTGGATGATTGCATTGTTGATGGGGTTATTAGCGATCTTGCGTGCAAGATCAGCAATGCATTCCGCAGCGCTTGCTATTCCGAGTTTTCTCCATCAGGCACCGGAATCAAGATATTGGCGAAGGGCAAGAAGCCTGCCGGTTTTCGGTCCGTCAATCGGGAACTGGGCATTGAGTGCTACGACTCAAATAGATTCTGGTGCATGACTGGAAACGCTTTTGGTCGCTTTGATAAAATCGATGATGGCCAAGCGGCTATCGATTGGCTTTGCAATGAGTATCTAAGCGGGTCAGATCGATCGACAGCCGCGCCAAGGCTGGCGACGTTCGGGCAGTCCTCGATGGACTTGGTGCAACGTGCAAGAGCTTACGTCGCCAAGTGCGATCCTCCAGCAGTTGGAAGCCGAAACAATCAGGCGTTTAGCAATGCTGGCCACCTCCATGCAATGATTGGCGAGCATGGCGAACGGCTTTCCGATTTTGAAGTCCTGACGATCTTGCAGGAGTGGAACAATCGATCGATTGCCCCACTCGATGAGGCAGAACTAACGCAAGCCGTCGTAAACGGGCGAAGCAAAGGAAGCCCTCCAGCGGACAAGCCGCCAGAGATCCGCCTAGATGTTCCGATCAACGTTGACTTCGACGCACTTTGCAAGGTGCCGACCGAAGAGCAGAGCGAAGAGATCAGCAAAGAGGAATTTTGCCTTTCGATGGTTCCGACCAGTGGGCTGTTGCGGATGGTTTACGACTACTATTCAGACAACGCCATCAAGCATTCGCCGGTATTCGGGCTGGCTGGTGCGGTGTCGTTCGTGGAGGCGTTAACGGGGCGAAGGATCGAATCGGAAACGGGGCTGAGGACGAATGATTACAACCTCATCTTGGCACCGACTGGGAGCGGTAAAGAGGCTTTCCAGTCCGCCATTGGGCGACTGTTGATGTTGGCCGAGGAAAGCTTGGGCAAGTCGATCCTAGTTCCAGAAGCGGTCCAGTCTGGGAACGGGCTAATCGGATGGATGGCAAATCAGCCGCTTGCTTACTGGGTTTCTGACGAGTTCGGGAAGTACCTCCAAGCAGTTTTGGACAAGCGCGGCAACAAGCATTTGAAAGACGTGGGGACGCTATTGCTGAGCCTCTACGGCAAGAGTGACGGCTATTACAGCGGGGCGGCACACTCAGCCGGGGCGAAGAATCGAATCGAGCAACCGCACCTAACGATCTTGGCATCGTCAACGGCAACCACGATTTTTGATGCGGTCGACGAATCTAGCGTCCATGATGGACTGCTTGCCCGGGTGGCTTTCTGGGTTGTGGAGGATAGGCCAAGGCGTCGGAAGATGCGAAAAGTGGAGCCGTCCGGTGAGCTGGTCGAACTGGTCCATCAGTGGCTTGCATGGTCGCCAGGGGTTGGAAACGCGCCAGACTGCCCGCCAGTGGCCGAGATCCTTTTGATGAGCGACGACGCGGCTAAGCGATGGCAACATCATGCCGAAGAGATAGACGAAAAGCACGACCACGAATCAGAGGCCAAGGCGGCTATCTGGGCGAGAGCCGCGGCTAGGTCAATGAAGTTGGCCATGGTATCGGTTGCATCGCGAATCCAGGGCGATCCGGGGGCGGTATGGTGGCCATCTCAGCGGCTAGAGATTGGTGATATCGAATGGGGAATCAGGCTATCCAATTGGCTGGCTAGGTCGGCTTGCCAGGCTATCGGGGCCAGGGTGGTAGACAAGCAACAGAACAGGGCCAAGGCGCTGCTTATGACCATTCCGGCGGGTGGTAGCCTGGCCGCCCAGCCCCTCCAAAGGAACCATGGAGTCAGCAAGGGAGACTTAGAGCAGGCGGCTAAGGAGTTGGGGCTGGAGAGGCGGATCGAAAAGAATTCCAGCGGCAGACCGTCGGTTGTGTATTACCGTAACTAATACTAAGGCGCACAATCTCACCGACGAATTGAAATGCCGACAAATCGAAAACAGCATGAAACCCAATAAAAATAAGGGTAAAACGCAATTTGTCGGATTCGTCGGATTCGTCGGTCCTATAGACCATAATACCCCTATAGACCCCCCCAAGAGATCAATAGAGACCCTGCAAGATCAAAATATCACCGACGAATATACACACACACATATATCCTCCTTGTTTTTATTGGGTTTTATGGTGGTCAATTCGTCGGTAAAATGGTCACCGACGAATTCCGATGTTACCGACGAATCGAAAATTCGGCACACGGACAGCACAACGGAAAGGACAC